AGATACTACAGGCTGATTACAGTCAACTAGAATTCCGGGTAGCGGCACAGCTATGCGGCGATGAAAAAATGATTAAAGATATTTTGGATGGTGTCGATGTTCATACATATACTGCATCAGTTATATACGGAAAGCCTGAGAGCGATGTCACAAAGGATGAGCGCACTGCGGCGAAGGCTCACACCTTCAAGCCGCTCTACGGTGGTACATCAGGCACGCCCAATGAGGTTGCGTATTATCAAGCCTTCGTTGACAAGTACCCAGCGCTTGCTAAATGGCATGCGGATTTGCAAACTGAGGCTATTACACACAATGTTGTTAGTCTGCATACTGGTCAGCAATTCGCTTTTCCAGATACTAAACGCCTTGCTTCTGGCGCTGCATCCAACGCTCCCTCAATCAAGAACTACCCTGTACAAGGTTTGGCAGGGGGTTGCGTGGTGCCGCTCGCACTTATTTCGCTTCACCATGAGCTTAGAAATCAGGGCTGTAAATCTCTTGTTATCAATACGGTTCATGACTCAATAGTACTGGATGTCTACCCTGGTGAGGAGAAGCAAATTGCACGTATTACCTACGATGCGATGCGCTATGTAGATAAAGTGTTCGAAGAACTATACAACATAAAGTGGCATGTGCCTCTTGAAGTTGATGTCGAGATAGGTAAAAATTGGCTCGACATGGAATCATTTTCGCTTGACTAAGGGGTCAGGCTATGATAAAAATTATACTTGTCTAAAAAGGAGCATGGTTATGACAACATTACCTTCCGTTACAAATGATATATCGTTTGAACAACTGGCTGGCCTAATTGGCCAAGAATCACCATCGTCTGGTGGTGGCGCATCTTTAGCTCTGCTTAAGATTAACAGAGACCACGAAGATGACAATGGGCGGTCTATTCCTGCAGGTTCTTTCTTTGTGAACCATTCAGGCACTTCCGTCTATGCTAAAACTATTAAGTTTCAGCTATTTATGCAGCGTTATCAGTATATGCACTATGACGCTGTAGCTAATGAAATGGTATCTAAGTCTGTGCTTGCGAAGGACTTGTACCCACAAACTGAAATCCCTGATACAATTGGGACATTACGCTGTGGTTCAGTTCCCGCTTCACAACGCGATTCACTTTCACCAGAACAAGCCCTAAAGCAGAAGGACATTAAGTGTTTCCGTATGCTTTTTGGTAAAGTTACGTTCAATGACGCTGTTGATGCCGATGGCAATTCTACAGAGGTTGTTGATTTGCCGGTACTTTGGAGAGCACGAGGTTCTAACTTCATGCCTATTTCAAAGCCGCTGGATGCGTTGTCTGCCCAAAAGAAGCCGTTTATCTTCTATAATTTAAACGCTCTTCTTAATAAGGCAAAAAACGGCGGTCTTGTGTACTATGTTTCTGACCTTAGTGTTGGGGATGGTCCGCTAGACTTTACAGATGCTGACCAAGAGTTGCTTAAGTATTTCGTTGATTACATCGACGGAGAGAATAAGCAAATTATGGGGGAGTATGACAAAGCCCTTCGTATGAGCGGTGATGTTATCGACGCCACGTCTGTTGACGCTTCCATTGACGATGCCCTCAATGATGACTTACCTGAGTCAATGACAGCATGAACGTAAACCAAAGCCGCCTTCTTTCTTTCCTTTCTAGGGCGGCACGTGGGGAGGCTGAGATGCCTCCTCACATCCTTGATTCTTTCACTAAAGCCGCACGTGATGCTATGGAAAAGCACTTCGTGGACGGAAAACATGACTTTACTCTGCGTATGAGTAACGTGGGCAAGCCGTCCTGCCAGCTGCAACTCCAAGCACAAGGCGCAAAGCCAGAAGAACGCACCTACGATTTCAAGATGCGTATGATTATGGGCGACCTTATGGAAGCCGCACTAATCGCTCTGATGGAAGCGTCAGGGATTGAAATCAAATCACATCATGAAAAAGTCTCGTACAAAATTGATGACACAGTTATTAATGGTGAATATGACATAGAGCTTGAGGATGGCATTTGGGATATCAAGACGGCATCCCCATTTGCATTCGAACACAAGTTCAACTCTGCCACCGCATACGAGCGTATCAAGTCTAATGACTCTTTTGGGTATGTAGCTCAGGGAACTGGCTACGGCATGGCATCAGGCAAACCATTCAAGGGGTGGATAGCATTGAACAAGTCCACCGGTGAGATTGCATTTGCTGATGCGATAAATTCATCACAGGAAAAGGACGAAGTAAATGAGAAGATACGAAATGCCATTGTGGCAACTAATGGCTCAAAACCTTTTGAACGACAGTTTTCGGATGTCCCCGAGGTATTTTACAAAAAGGAGACTGGTAACAGAACCCTTTGTATGGAATGTTCATGGTGCGACTACAAACACCACTGCTGGGACAACCTCGAATTCAGAAGACAGTTACCAAGCAAGGGGAAAAACCCCAAGTTCGTCTGGTACACCTACATCACAGACGAATGGCGTAACACTGACGATACGGTACCAGTCAGCTAATGGTGAGGCAAACGTTAAAATCTTCAAAGTCACCAAAGACGAAGCTAGCGACTTCCTCACGGAACTCAACGAAGGTGCGCCGTTCCCTACGCTCACCTCAAAGGAGCACACGTTTGTCTTCCCAGCCGACAAAATCTACGAAATCCGTATTGAAGAAGCGGATGTCCCCGAGGTCAGCGAAAGCAAAGGGTCGGAAGCTACAGAATTGGGTAGTGGAAAAGTTACTTGACACTTTCAAAGGGTTGACTAATCTAGATATAAGGTCAACCCCGATGGGGGTGAACGGTGTAGATGTGCAATTTTCTACGGCAGCATATAAGAAGTTTCCGTACGATATTGAGTGTAAGAACACAGAACGTATGACTACACTGTATAATTATTACGAACAGGCTATAAGTCATGAGACAGGCGGCGAGCCGTTGTTGATTGTAAAGATGAACCACAAGAAGCCGCTTGCTATTATGGACGCCGAACATTTTATAAAGGTAGTATCATGTCGACCAATCACGAAGTAACGTTAAATCCAGGTGACTCTGCAGTAATAGTACGGCATGAAGATGGAGAGAACGCTGGATTTGAAATTGAAATATATCACCACCCATCTGACAAAGTTTCAGAAGACGATTTAGTATTTTATACACTACTAACTCGTGGTATGGCGTTTCAAGCAACACAAGATATGGAAGCTGTGTTGGATATGGGGCGTGAGAGTTTTGGAGATGACGAAGTAACAACTACACAGCATTGAGGTTGTGGTATGAGACACGTTGATTTATGTAGTGGCATAGGCGGCTTTGCGCTAGGCTTTGAGATGGCGAGGTTGTCTGTGCCTGTTTTGTTTTGTGATGTCGAACCGTGGTGTCGCAGAATCCTAAAGAAACACTGGCCCACAGTTCCTGTAGCCGAAGACGTAAAGGTGTTAGCTAATGACCCAACAAGATTTGTTCCAGATTGCGACATCCTCACAGCAGGATACCCCTGCCAACCCTTCAGTCAAGCTGGTAAGCGCCAAGGCGAAGAAGACCCACGCCACATCTGGCCGCACATCCGCAAAATTGTTGCATCCAAAGGACCCTCTTGGGTTGTTTTCGAAAACGTTTATGGTCACATCAGCTTGGGACTCGACTCGGTGCTCACTGACTTGGAGTCTGAGGGCTACACCACAAGGACGTTTGTTGTTCCAGCTGTTGCCGTCGGCGCCCCACACAAACGAAACAGAGTCTGGATTGTGGGCCACACCGAGGACAACGGACGTGACAGGGGGACCGAGACAACTAGACGAGAAGGGGCGGCGAGTCAGCAAGACGAATCCCAACTTGAAATTTGGGGCGAACTTAGCAGACCAAGTCAGAATGTGGCCGACGCCCAGAGCATCGGAGTACAAGGACTGTGGCCCAGTGGGGAGCAAGAGTCACACCCACATGCACGACAGGAAGTACTTATGTGCGGCGGTGAAAGACGTGAAACAACCAACTGGCACATTGAACCCGACGTGGGTCGAGTGGCTAATGGGATACCCAAAAGGGTGGACCGACTTAAAGGATTAGGTAATGCTATTGTACCACAGATAGCACAACAAATTGGCGAAGCAATAAAGGCGTATTACTGATGAAATTCATTCACAATAGTTGGAATGTCATAATGGACAACCGTTACAATCCATTACGTAATATTCCTGATGTAAACACTAGGCATCTTATCATGCAAATACTTGCATGGATGTGGTGCATTATTTTTTCCATGTGGCTTGGCTCTGTCATCGCTTTTGGTATTAGTGCCGCTATTCACGCTCTATTGATAGCTGGTATATTTATTACAGTTGGTGTATTTGAAACCGCCAAACGTAAGCCAAGCTATTTCGGTGGCTTGGGTAGAGGCAATGGAGGCGAACATGAATAAGTATTGGAATAAAGTGAAGTATTATTACTTCACACATGATGGCATTGAAATGTTTTTGTTTGCCTGTATCTTTGGTTTCTTAGGCTGGGCATCTTATCACGCCATAGCTGGTATTATAGAAAGGATAATGACATGAGCAAGGATATACGTGTGCTATTGTCTGCAGATAGTTCAGCAGAATTACAAGAGGATATAGAAAGATATCAGCGGTCGTACCCTTACATGGGATATGATACTCGTGTTATATCCACTCACACCGATGAGAAGGGCAAATACTGTGCAATAATTTCAAGATTGGATTCATGTGATTAATATGGCTAGAGAAGGATATGAGGCGTACATGAAACGTAAGATAGCAGAAGAAGAAGCTAGCCTAGAGGACTTTCCACCCAGCTTCGACAACGTTAACAATCCATTACATTATAACAAAGGCGGTGTAGAGTGTATTGATGCAATACGCGCTGCGCTAGGCCCAGAATTATTTCAAGGCTATTGCAACGGCAATACCATAAAGTATTTGTGGCGGCACCGCTACAAAGGCAAGCCCATTGAGGACTTGCGGAAAGCGCAATTCTATTTGGAGCGCTTAATTCTGGAACAAGAAAATGAACAGGACGAC